TATCATCAAAAAGAAAAAGATAAGGATGCATCGAAAAGAGCACTAGATACTGAGAATTTCGAGAACCCTACGATGGATTATTTATCGGAACAAAATATAAAAATACCACCTGATTTGTTTGCTCCTCCTGATTCGAGCAATCCATTTAGTAATGTTTTAATATCCGATTATGAATACAATCCCGAAAAAAAACCAGCCATGCCAGCATTTAACACAAACGTAAACGCCGAAATTTTAAAACAGGCCAAACAGCTCGTAAGTGAGTCCAATCCCGACCAACCCGACATTTCCGATAAATTATTTAAGGATTTAGGAGAACAATTGGTATTTGAGCAATCTTTGCGTAACTTCAATAGTAACCCCAGCACTACGATTCCGAACGACCAAGGATCATTTGCCGATTTCTGTTACGGAAGCATGGTATCTTGTAAAGAAGGTAATTCTTTCGCTTGCGCTCGCAATTTATCCAGGTATACCAATTAAATTAAATTTGATGTCTCATTATAATATATTCCTGTAGTTTATATTACAATGTCTTCAACCACGGATTTTATGTTTAACAATTTAGGTGGTACAAGAAGCGACCATACGGACCAATCTGAGAGAAGTTTACAGAACACCCGTTTTTCCAATTATATTTTATCCAACTTCGGCTCCGACGCGATTCGCCCGGATGAGGTTCTTAGTTTTGCGAGCTCTCAGCCCAGCATGATCATGAATGGCGCTTCCAAGGGTGACGGAATCAATGGCTCTGTCATTGACGTGGATTCTCTTTTAACGGTCTCGCAAGAGCAAGCGCGAGCTTTAGAAAAGTTAACTCTTCAACAGCGTCCTTTCCTTACTGTTCCCTATTTGGGCCGCGGTAGCTGCGATCCCGTCATTGAGAGCCAGTTACAACAGGGCGAGGAAGTCCACGATAAGAAGAGCGTTTCTACCATTATGGAAAAGGCGTTCACGGATTACTCTTTGTACGTGGTAGATAATAATATGGAGCAACGTACGTCGACGAGCCAGTTTACTGTCCAGGAGGACGCACTCAATGGTTGGTTCCGCGGCGGTGTAAATACCCGCACTGCGAGCGATTCGCAGAAATAAAATAAATTTTTATTAATAATATTGTTTTTGTTGTTAGAACAAAAATAATATAAATATGAAAGAATTAACATAATAAATGGATATCGAAAAACGTTTCGATACGAATATGACGATTTCCTATGATAACAATGAAACATATCGTTCCGTTTTAAGGCGGCTTTTTTATATGGATATTTCGATGTGTCCTTTAACTATGGAATCCATTGATGAAGAGACGCGCGACGAATTAATGTATGACCAAGGAACCGTAGAGAAAGTGATGGACGAATTGTTTGTACTTACCAAAGAAAACGCGCTCTTTCAAAAATTATATGATAGCGCCGCTGAAAAAATGATATCTACGAACCGCGAAATAGGTCAGGCGGTTCTCTTTTCTTACGATTACCTGGCGCTATTTCATAAATGTTTAGCGAGTTTTATTAAAAGTCCAGAGACCTTTGACGAAACCAACGAATTTTATGTTGCGCTTTGGAAAAAAATAGTATAAGAATATATCATAATGGCATCCACGAGAAATAAAAATACTTCTGGTAATTATGCTTTAGAAATCGAAGGAAAACAGCATCAGGCGCAATATAAAATGTATGAAAGTTATTCTGTTCCTGGAGAAACCGTTCAACCTGGAGATGGTCTTTTACTGGGTAAAGTAGGACCCGCAAAATTGGCTTCGAATTACTGTGATATTGAATCTCAATTACGTGGTATTGGTTTAACGAATTTGGTTACGCCCAATCCCGAAGTTGTTCCCGACTTAAATAACTTACGATCATTGAATATTATTGATAGAATGCCACTTATTATGCCAAAACCCTATCAACATAGTAATGTGGAGAGGGCGTTTATTGGCCTAACGGAGTAGGCCATAACAAAGTAGGCCATAACAAAGTAGGCCATAACGGAGTAGGCCTAACAGCTTAATTTGGTTCATCGATTTGTAACAATAAAGCCAATATTTTCTCATAATATGCGATGATTCGTTTGAGATCTTCTGTAGATAGATTCGGCAAATCTGCAAAATTAGACGCAGTTGATCTATGTAGCTCTATAATATGTTCTTGGTAACGTTCTTCCATGGTATATTGATTGGTATTCGGATAAAATACCAATCAATTTTGTTTTACAGTATGTCGATGTCTATATTGACGTTTTTTGAATGAACTATTAACTGCGCGCGTATGTCCACTTTTGATTTCATCTTTATTTACGAGTATTAATTTTTCAGGCATAGGGTCAGGTTTAGCCACAGGTACAGGTTCAGGTTCAGGCACAGGTTCAGGTTCGGGTTTAGATACGGGTAAAGATATGAATTCCTGTTCGGATTTTGTAAAAAAGGCCAGTTTGTTCATAATAAAAGAGTAATCCACATTTTTTTTATGGTTTGGTAGAGAATTGCAGGGGGTAAATTCTACATCAATATAATCTTTCAATGGTTTTATAGAGCCATCATCTATAATTTCAACTGGTATTTTTATATTGGCGTATAATAATTTATGATTTGACATTTATAATGATTCCGTAGTATATTTATGTATTTTTATATTATAACTATAAATCAAATGTTTCTTTGATATATTTTACTACTTTCTTCCTTTCTTTAAATATTTGCGCCTCTTCCAATTCTTTCATTAAAATAGCCAATGCATTTTTAATGGCAGGGTCTTTATTTGTTTTTGTGAATTCTCTGTAATGATTTGCGTAGTTTTTCTTCGATTCATTATTTATGAAATCTTGTAGAAGCGCCTTTTCTATAAGTTTCTGTGAATCATTTAATGCTATATATGCATAATAACTAGGTGGTTTCTTTGGTTTTTGAGGAGGCGTTATTGGTCTTTGCATTGGGGTTGCAGGGACAACAGGCGCGGCAGGAATAATAGGTCTGGTTGGTTCAAACGGCCCGGTTGGTGCAACGGGTTCTTGTGGTACGTTTGCGTTTTTCATTTCTCCCCGAGGTTCATTGGCGTTGTTTTTAGATTCAGTAGTTGTGGAACAGTATTTATCAATAGTATTATCATTTTCAATTCCTTCCCTATATTCACCAAAATAACATACCTGTCCTTTGGATAGAAAAGCGATGTATAATTTGTTTTCCATATTATGTTTTTTGCCATCGGTGCTTATAAATTTAAATATACAATTGAATGTTAATGAATTAAAATTGGTATCTTTTGTTAACAGTTCTCCGTCCGTTGTTACACTTATAACCTTTAATTGATCAAAAGCATTTTCTTGGAATTCTTCCGGCAACTTGTTACTATTTTTTACTTTGCTTATGCAATACGCCACGATACCGTCGGTGTTTTCTTCAGGTTCTGGTAAGTTTGATTTTTCATCTGTTTTAGGTTTTTCATCTATTTTTGGTTTTTCCTCGATTGTTGGTTCAGCTTTAATTTCTGGTTGAATAGAACAATCCGGTATACTTGTATATTGAGATAGTTGTTGATCGAACCAACTGGGTGCAAAACTTTTATCGTTCGATTCTTTATTATAATCCGAAATCCATTTTTTAACTATAGCATCGTTCTTATATTGATTGTTTAATTTTCCTCTTATTAAAGTTCCATTTGGTTTGAAATAAGCGTCTTTGTATAAGTCAATGGCTTTTAATATTGTAGATTTGTTTTCGGCACTTAGACATGATGGTGGTCCTCCGCCGGTTTGTTCATCATATTGCTCGGTTTCATTATCTGGAGGTTTTTCGTCGGGAAATTGGTCATAATAATTAATATAGATTTGTGTATTCACGTCGAGCAATTCCAAATACGTATCTTCATTATTACGAACAGATTCTTTAAAAATATTCATGAATTCTTTATAACCAAAATAGGCCTGGTAATATGCAGTAAATGATTCATTTTCTTTACTATATTTCATTATTAACTCATCAATTAAAGTATATTCTTGCTCGCTAATTTCATAATGGTCTCGAAGTGTAAAAACAAATGAAGTAGTAAATTCATTATCTGATTCGTCGTTTTGACCAATTTGGTTAATTCTAGTTATAAAATCCATAAATTCCTGCGCAAATGTCTTTTCTGAATTTGCCATTTTTACTACATTTAACGCCAATTCTAGTAATTTGGAATTCTCGTTATTTGTTTCTGTGGTCGCGGTTTGGTCTTTGGATAAAATATTCAATGCTAATTTTATTAACTCGTTATCTGTTTGGGGCATAACTGTATCAATTATTGATTCCTTTTCTTTGGATAAAATATCCATGGCCAATTTAACTAACTCATTATCTGTATCATTCTCATGAGGTTTAATTGTATCCACGGCCAATTTGACTAACTCATTATTTGTTTGAGGCGTAACAATATCCATTACCGAATCCTGATTTTTGGATAGAATTTCTAATGCCAATTTGATTAACTCATTGTCCGTGTCATTGTTTTGAGTTGTAATTGCATTCATTGTCGATTCCTGATATTTGGGAACAATATCCGACGCCAATTTTACTAACTCGACGTCGTTGTTCTTATTCTCAGAGGCGTCGATGTCAAGAGGTAGCGTGTTTTTTTGTTTTGACAATACATTCAATACCAATTTTATAATATTTTCCATACTACTATCCAGTGGAATTCCTTTTGATTTTCTTTCTTTTAACCGTTTTAATAATCGAATAGAGATTCTTTTTAATCTAAGATAATTTCTGTAGATATCCAATGTTGTTTTTAACATTTGAATTTTATCAAACAATTTATGTTTATCTATGGACATTTTAATATATATATGAAACTATATATTAATCTTTTTATGGACTAATTAATTTGGTTACTATATCAAATTTAAAGCTCTATTATCTCTTTCATGCCATAATTGAAAATTACATCACTTATGTTTTCTGTTAAATATTTACTCTTTGATGAACATACAGTATTCACAGTATTAAATTTCGACATTTGATCTAAGAATTCTAAAGTGCCTATGGCAGATACTGCATTACTATTATCAATCATGTTTATAAAATCAATAATAAGTAATTCTTCCGACGTTTCGAGCTTATAAGTTCCTTGTTGTTCATTTAAGGATATAATATATTTATTCATCGTTTCAAATACTGACATTGAATCTTTTTCGTTTTTCTTAATTTCCAATAGGTTTCCTACCTTGTCTGAAAAAACATTCTTTATTTTATCTTTTAGTTCATAAAATAATTTTATAAACTCTTGTCGTTTATCAATATCGAATAACTTTTCATAAAAAAATATTTGTTTTATCCTATTGATATCCAAATAAGGTGTGGGCGGAGGATTATTTGCTTGTCTAGAAATATTAAACACACAAAATACAGAAACAACTATTTCTTCATAAAATTCAAATTTTGTATTATAATTTTTGCCATTGTTGTTCAAATACGTCATGATTTCTCGGAATATGGCAGAAGGAATTACTTTCGGATCATTTTTTCCGGCTTGAAGCTCAAAACAATTTTCGTAACTCGGACAATAGGTCTCTAAGCACGCGTCAATATATTCCGGCGAATTATAAAGTACATTTTTGTTTTTTTCTATCAACATTTCTTTGATTGTATAACGTATTTCGCGCAATGAATCATTGATAAAATCTCCCTCTATGGCACGACTTTCGCAAATATTGGCTCCATATTCCACCCTACATTTTGTCTCTTTCATAATATTCCATAAATTATCAAATATTTCGTTCGCTTTTGTAAGTATAGCCACATAATCACCATTTTTTTCTCCGTTTAATTTTTGGAAATAGGTAGGGTCGTTTTTCATATTTAAAAATCCGAGATAATCTTTGATTTTACCAAAGTAATTTCCACTTTCAAGTAAAACTTTTGCCAGAACACTCGATTCGTATGTTTTTTTAATTGGAATAGAATTATTGTTTGGGTCTTTGGAATAAAAACTATACGACGAGCCCCCGCCTTCTTGGACATTGTATTTTATTTTTTTTGTTTTATTGTTACCTCCTTTCTTCTTTTTTGCGATTACTTTTGCGGAGGACGCCTTACCCTTGGGTTTTGAAGCTGGCGCAGAACTCTTTCCTTCCAAAATTTCATCTATAAAATTATTTATATACTCATTGGCCTTTTTATATGATCCGACAAACATTTTTTGTTCTTCTGCAAATTTTTTACTATCAAAACCTTGATCCGCTTTTGACCCGCTTGGTTTGAACGACGCAAGGCCATCTCCCGAACTAGGTTCAGCGCGTTGTGCGCCAGAAAAATTATAACTTTTTGCTCCCGAAGGACCGTTCGCGGTCACTCTTTGCCAAAGAGTTTGCATTTCCAAAGCTAGCAAATCCATTTCATTTTTATAATTTTCAAAGTTTTCTTCCTGTATACCTAATAGCAGTTTGAATAAAAATTTTTTCAAAATTGTTTTAAGAGACATAAATTCATTTATATCAGCTACGCAATTATTATAATTTTTTTCAATAATTTTAATGTTTGTTCCGGTAGACAAATATTTATATGTTAGTTCATTGGAATTTAAATCTCTCAAATCGCTTCCTGGCAATATTAGTTTTGCAAACATGTTTTTGAGAACGGATTCTTGATAAGGTTTACTATAATTCGAACCCTTTTCGTTTGTGAATTCACCAAATTTCACCATTTTAGACGCATTATAATCCACTCGGAAAATAGGTTTTTGAAAATCATAAATGGGGTCTTGTATTTTTACATATTCTGGGTCACATTCTTCTCCCTCTTCAGTATCTGGTGTTGCAGCACCACCGTCAATTGGATCCATGTTTAATTTTCCATCAACAACCATTGGTTCTGTACTATAATATGGTATTCCACTACCGTCATCGCGATTTATTTTTAAAAATCTAGAGATAACATCGGGTTTTGAGCATTGAAATCTGTTTTCCACACCAGCGAAATCACCAACTATAATATTGATGGTTTTGTCTAGTTTTTCTTCCTCTCTTACACTTATTTTGTTTCCTAATTTTCTTAATTTCACAAACACTAAAATATGACTACGAGAACTGTTTGGATTATTGGTCGTTGCTTTTACAAATCGGTCTGTATCAATTAAATAAATCATTGTTTCTCCTAACGATTTACCTGCCATAAAAGGGTGTTTCGCGTCGTCAGTCCTCTTCGAGCGGTATTTATGAATATTATTATATTCGTAGTTTTTTGTAAGTTTAAATTCACCTCCCTCAAAATTATAACTAAATAAATTTGTATTGCAAATTGTAGGGTTTTTTAAAGTATTATCTCCCGAGCACAAAGGTGCAACATTGTTTGTTTTTGTTTGCGACATAAAAAATTCTTTGGAGGTCACCTCCAAATTTTTATAACCTCTTTCTCCGAAAATATTACATAAGTGAATTAAAATTCCTTGTTGCTCCAGAGGTCCATTGCCTTTATTGAAATAGATCAAGGATGAAGTTTTACCAGCGCCACTAGCTCCATAACCAAGCATAAATATGGGTTTGCCTGCTTCGGCTTGTTCTTGTATTAGAGTCATTTCATCAGCTATGTTTTTGTTATTTAAATTCGGTAAAAACAATTTCATAAATTTGCCAAACAAATAGGTGGATTCATATATATTTACATCTAACCTTTTACCATCTACGACCTTGAATTTTCCGTTGTTCGGGATATTTTTATTTTTACCGGCTTCAATATCTTTGACTTCTTGTGAAACCTCACCAACATTATCTGGATTATAGTAGGAGTAATTGTCCGTATTATATTTTATCAATATCATATTTGTTTTATCTTCTTCCGACATTTCACCCACGTTATGTGCATTGACATATATTCTAAAACGTTTGTTATAAGTATTGAAATTAATATCTCGGTTTGTTAATTTTAAATACGTTATAATTTTGGTACTATTCTCACCGTTAATGATAACGTCTAGTTTTTCTTTGAAATTGCGAATGTTCATTGGCTGTTCGAGTATGTGAATAATAGGAACGACCTTTTCTAAAAAATCTATGGTTTTATTTATAAACATCGTAAAATATACTAGTACGTCTGTAAAATAAGAGGTTCTTCCCGAAACCGAATCATAATTATTTACAAACCGCATCATAATATTCGTAAATTTTTTAATATGAAGATAATAATTACTGTTGTCATTTTGGTCAAATTCAAGCGCGCTACGTAATTCATCGGCATTTTCTACTTCCTTTTTAATATCGTCTTCGCTGTATTTATTTTTAAGTTCACCATATATTAAATTCAGCGCGGTGGCGTCATCTGCATTTTTCCAAGAATTGAAATTCACGTACATGAAACTAATTAAAATGGAAAGGGCGTAAATTTTATTCACTTTGATTTCTCTTGCATCC